CAGACCGGCATCCTGGACTTCATGAGCGACGACCGCATCGAAGACCTGGCGGTGATGAAGTCCAAGCGGGTGGGCTACACCAAGATGATCACGGCCTTCGTCGCCTACAACATCGCCCACCGCCGGCGCAAGCAGGCGCTGTGGCAGCCCACTGACGATGACCGCGACTCCTACGTTAAAAGCGAGATCGACCCCGTGCTTGATGCGGTGGAAGCCGTGCGCAAGGCCCGCAAGCAGGGCAAGGCCAACGAAGACACCATCAAGTTCAAACCCTTCCGCGACAGCGTGCTGCACCTCTTGGGCGGCAAAGCCAAGCGGGCCTACCGCCGCATCACGGTGGCCGTGGCCATCCTGGACGAGTGGAGCGCCTTCGACCAGTTGATCGAGAAGTCCGGCGACCCCGGCGGCCTGGCCAAGGGGCGGCTCGAAGGCGCGGCTTACCCCAAGTTCGTCGGCGGCTCCACCCCGGGGGTGAAGGGGCTGTGCCACGTTGAACGCGCCTGCGACAACTCCGAAGGCTACGTGCGCTTCCACATCGCGTGCCCGCACTGCGATGCCGAGCACCCCCTGATGTGGGGCGGCAAGGACCGCCCCCACGGCTTCAAGTGGCAGCGTGGCCAGCCCGACACCGTGCGCCACATCTGCCCGCACTGCCGCGAGCCCATTGCCCAGGCCGACTACCTGCCCGGCGGCCAGCCCATGGCCGGCACCTGGGTCTGCAGCAAGACCGCCAAGCGCTACGGCCCCGACCGCATCTGGCGCGACAGCCAGGGCCTGCCCACCCGTCCCCCCAAGACCCTGGGCGTGCAGGTCTGGGCTGCCTACAGCCCGCAGCGAAGCTGGGCCAGCATCGTCAAAGAGTTCGAAGAGGCCGTCTCGGCCCTGGAGAAGGGCGACCCGGGCCCCATGCAGCTCTTCGTCAACGAAACCCTCGGTGAAACCTGGGAGGTCAAAGGCGAGCGCAGCGACGAACACGCCCTGCAGGCCCGGGCCGAAGCCTTCCCCCTGTGCCAGGTGCCCGTGGGCGGCCTGGTGCTCACCGCCGGGGTGGACGTGCAGCGCAACCGCTGGGAGATCGCCGTCTGGGCCTGGGCCCGGGGCCTGGAGTCCTGGCCGGTGGACCACCACATCATCGAGGGCAACCCCGCCAGCGAAGAGGACTGGCAGCAGGTCACCACCTACCTGCAGCGCCGCTACCCCCAGGCCTACCACGCAGGCAGCTTGGGCCTTTCGGGCATCTCGATTGACTCCAGCGACCAAACCCAGGCCGTGTACAACTGGGTGCGCAAGAACCAGCACCAGCTCCCGTGCCTCAGGGCCGTCAAAGGCCGAGGGGAAGAGGGCGTGCCCGTGCTGGGCCCGGCCAGCATCCAGGACATCAACTGGAATGGCCAGAAATGGCCCCAGGGTGTGAAGCTGTGGAACGTGGGGGTGGACACCGCCAAGGACCTGCTGCTGGGCCAGCTTGCCATCTCCACCCCGGGCCCGGGCTATGTGCACTTCAGCCTGGACCTGCCGCGCGAATGGTTCGAGCAGCTCACGGCCGAGCAACGCATCCTGGCCAAGCTCAACGGGCGTGATACGTACCGCTGGGTCAAGCGCCGCCCGCGCAATGAAGTGCTGGACTGCCGCAACTACGCGCTGCACTCGGCCATGAGCATTGGGCTGCATCACCACAGCGACCGCAAGTGGCAGCAGATCGAGGCGGCGGTGCAGCCGGTGAATGCGGACCTGTTCAGTGCGCCCCTTCCGCAGAGGGTGCCCAAACCCACGAGCCCGCCGGCCCCAGCCATCTCGGCGGTGAATGAACCGAGCCCGCCCCGCACCGAAGAACCCCAAGACCGCGGCTACGCCCGCCGCCGATCCCCGGCCCCCACCTTCACCCGCGCCTGGTGACCACAAAGCCGATCCCCGAAGCCACGCCCATGAAAATCACAGCCCAAATCAACTTCCCCGACCCCGCCAGGCTGGTGGGCGAGCTGGCCAAGCAAACCCGCTTTGCTCTCAAGACCGCCCTCAACACCACCGCCACCCAGGTGCGCGATGGCCTGCGCTCGGAAATCCAGCGCACCATTGACCGGCCCACGCCCTACACCCTGAACAGCCTCTTCATCCGGGCGGCCACCTCCCAAAACCTGGAGGCCACGGTCTGGCTCAAGGATGAACGCGCCACGTCCAATGCGGGCACGCCAGCCACGCGCTACATGCTGCCCCACATCGTGGGCGGTCAACGCACCCTCAAACGCTTTGAACGGGCGCTGCAGATCACCGGCCAGATGCCCAAGGGCTGGTACGCGGTGCCCGGGGCTGGTGCCCGGCTCGATGCCTTCGGCAACATGAGCTCGGGCCAGATCATCCAGATCCTGAGTCAGTTGAGGGTCACTCTCACGGCTGGGTTCACCCGCAACATGTCGACGGACGCCCGCAGCAAGATCGCCGCCCAGCGCCGGGCCGGCGGCCGCTTCTTTGTGGTGATGCCCGGGGCCAAGGGCCTGCGCCCGGGCGTGTACCAGCGCGAGTTCATGGGCCGCCAGGTGACGCCGGTGCTGATCTACGTGACGGCGGCCAATTACAGGAAGCGCCTGGCGTTTGAGGCGGTGGGGCAGCGGATTGCGGATGCGCATCTCCTGAACAACTACCGCCAGGCGTATGCGCAGGCCCTGGCCACGGCGCGGTAAGCCGCGCGACAAGGCCCCTCGATAACGCCACGCGACACCCGAACCCTTCACCCGCTCTGACCGATGACCCTAGAATCCAGCGCCCCTCAACCCAGCACCATCAAGCCCACCCCAGAGCCCGACCTGGTGGACCGGATCTTTGCCTACCTTGAGGCAGAGCTGCCCCAGGCCCTCCGCGACGTCGACCACCTCAAGGCCAATATCCGGGCCGAGTTCGGTGGCCTCGATTGGTACATCCCCGTGAAGCCGCGGGGGGCATCCCGGCAACGCCAGCAAGAAGTGCTGCGCCTGTTCAATGGCCGCAATGCTGAAGAAGTGGCTCGCCAGCTCAACATCAACCGCGCAACGGTCTACCGCGTGGTGAAGAAGGCCAGCCGGCGCTGAGGGCTCGCCCTGCGCAAATCGTCGCGTGTTCCCCTGGAAATGCGACAGCAGTCTGGATAAGTTGGCCGGTCAACTCCCTGAACCCCGACCTCTACCTCCACCGCTATCCCCTATGGCCTACACCCAAACCGACCTGGACAACATCGACACCGCCATCGCCACCGGCGAGCTTGAAGTGGAGATCCACGGCCCCAACGGTCTGCGCAAGGTGCGCTACCGCAGCATTGGCGAGCTCAAGTCTGCCCGCGAGCACATTGCCAGCCTCCTGACCCGGGCCAGCTCCCACCGCAACCCCGGCGCCTGGCGTGTCGGTTTCTCCACCTCGCGGGAGTGAGGAATCATGGCCAACCTTCTCGATCGTCTGATCGGCGCCTTCAACCCCCAGGCCGGCCTGCGCCGCCACCACGCCCGTGAGCTGCTGCAGCGGGCCTACGAAGGGGCCAGCACCCGAGACGGCTGGCGGCCCCGTCGGGCCGGTGCCAGCGCTGACACCGACCACCGGGCGGATGCCGCCACCCTGCGCGTGCGGGCCCGCTCCCTGGTCAAGAACACGCCCTACGTCGCGCGGGGCCTGGGCTCGATGGTCGCCAACGTCATTGGCACTGGCATCAACCCGCGAAGCCTTGGCAAGGACGCCAAGCGCATCACCGCCCTCTGGCAGGAATGGGCCAAGGTGGCCGATGCCGATGGCGTGCGCAACCTGGGCGGACTGCAGGCCGCTGCTTACCGGGCCATGGAGCAAGACGGTGAGGTGCTGGTGCGCCTGCGGGCCCGCAGGCCCAGTGATGGCCTGCCGGTGCCCCTGCAGCTCCAGCTCTTGGAGATCGACTGGCTCGACAGCGCCAAGGTGGGAAGCCATGGGGCCAACACCATCATCAACGGCATCGAGTACGACCCGCTGGGCAAGCGGGTGGCCTATTGGCTGTTTGACCAGCACCCGGGCGAAGTCCTGGGCCCGCGCATGGCCAGGACCAGCAGCAGCCCGGTGCCGGCCGAACGCATCATTCACCTGTTCAACCCCGAGCGGCCGGGGCAGGGCAGAGGCTTCACGCGCTTGGCGCCTGTCATCAGCCGGGTGCGCGACTTGCAGCTCTACGAAGACGCAGAAGCGCAGCGCAAGAACCTCGAATCGCGCCTGTCGGTGATCGCCAGCGGCGATGTGAATTCCATGGGCCCCCTGGGCCCCGAAGACCAGCGCACCCCGGACCAGAGAGCGGAATCAGGCGACCTGGGCACCTTGAGCAGCGGCTCCATCATCCAGGTGCCCTCGGGCCTGAACATCACCACGGTCCAGCCCAATGCCGTGCCGGGGTATGTGGACTACGTGAAGCTGCAGTTGCACCTGATCGCGGCCGGCATGGGCATCACCTACGAAATGCTCACCGGCGACGTGCGCGAGGTGAACTTCAGCAGCGCTCGCGTGGCCATCCTGGAATACCGGCGCAATGCTGAGCAGTTGCAGTGGCTCACGTTGATCCCGGGCCTGTGCGAGCCCATCTGGCAGGCCTTCATCGACGCGGCGGTGCTGGCCAATATCCTGAAGACCCCGGACTATGCCTGCGACTGGGCGACGCCAAAGTGGGACTACGTGAACCCGGTGCAGGACGTGGCGGCCGAGCTCGATGCCATCGCGGGCGGGCTGTGCACCATCAGTGAAAGCCTGCGTCGCCGGGGCATGGAGCCGGAGTTGTTCTTTACTGAGTACAAGGCCGACTTTGAGAGGCTGCAGCGGGATGGGACGCTGGACTTTCTGATGATGTTGCAGAAGGGGCGGACGATGGGTATGGCGCAGGTGCAGGACTCAGTGCGAGACAGGAAGGGGAGTTGACAGGCTTAGGATCAGTAAAGTCCGTGTTTGGTGTAACACTCCACCTCTTCCCTTTGCACACTAAGGAAGGTCTGCACAAATCAGACAAGACCATGCTTGTCACGGACCTGAGCAGCTGAG